CCCACACCAGCCCTCGCAAGGGCTGATGCTATATTTTGGACACAGGATTGTGGCGCGGTGGCTAGGCGCGCAAGCGCGATTCCCGTGGGAATCGCACTCTCCGGTGAAACGAAAGTTTTGGCGTCTCGTTTCAAAGTTGGTTTTAGTTAATTTATTATTAAGATTTAGGGTTTTATTTGTTTAATTATTATTGTTATTATTTGGTTTTTGTTTTAATATTTGTTTGTAGGGTTAACGAGAATCTACTCGGGCGGACGGCCAACGTTCGGTGAGTCATTTATTGTTTGGAATGACGGCCAAAAGCTCGGACAACAGGCCCAAGAATGGGAACGGTTTCGAGTTCAGAGCGGACGAGATCAATACCGAAAGAACTGACCTCTTGAGCTATATTTTTGAGTACGCTACTAATGGAATTGCCCATGTTGTAAGATTGCGCAGTTTGGGCAGCTAACGCAATGGACTGATCTGGATTCTTGGAGGCTCGAGCGAGACTGGGAGCACAAAGATCAGTCAGGTTAGCAATAGGAACGAACTCGTGGACTATACGATATCGAGCCACGATGTTTGTCGAAGCAGCGCCTCCGGTTATGCCAAAAGCTATACAAGGGAAATTAGCGGCTGTGAGTCCGACTCCAGAAGTATTGCCTGTGAAGACAAGAGCGCTAGGGTCAATTGGGACGTAGATACAGCGGGAAGAAGGCTCTTTGGCTAAGTTGACGACTTTCGTAGAAGGTTGGTCACGGAGCGTGTCGAAAGTGAAGTTTGAGGCTGTGAAGCAATTAAAGGGTAGAAAGCCGATAGTCAGAAGTCCGGAGCGATTGGCATCACTGGTCAAGCATTGGACTTCAAGATAAGCTGAAACGACGCGACGAGAAAAACAATTGCCATAAACGGCAGTAGCGCCTGAAGTGATGGAGCCAGTCAACGAACCCCAGGTCGTGGGTTCAGATACTAAACTACCATTGTTGTAGACGAAAACACCAGCGTCAGCGTGTGGAGTGAGGGCTCCGACCACGCAACCGGAGGCATTCGTGGAAAAGTACAAGGTGTTTTTAGTAGCTGCGAGACTAGTAGGAATCGGAAGGACGCTGGGTATTTTAGCTGAGTAAAGATCAGGACGGAGAACGGACATTATGTATTGCAACTCCTCCTCTCGGAGAGCTCGTTTATTATCGACAGCGTCGTTACGAAGAGTCTTCTGGAGTTTTTGGTCAGCGAGGGCTAATTTCGTGAAGCCGCTCTTGATGGTCTTCACTTTCTTGGAATTGTTCCCGGTGGAGCGGAGTTTCTTTTGGTTTTTCTGGACCATAGGACGAGGTTTAAAATTTTGAGCTCCGGTTCGTCTACCAGCGCGGACCACCTGCAAAAGAGGTTCCAGAGCGTCATGAATCTGTACTCCAGGGTCGAGTGAGTCATCTTGTTGGGAAGCTTCCGCGCGGAAGCGGCATGCCCAATCCCAGGTTAAATAATTCCTGGCTTTCTTGGACAAGACCGTGTCCATGAGGTCGCGCCAACGGTCGGCGAAGATTCTTTGAGGAGCGGAGAGACCCGTGAGGCACAAAAATTGGGCCAGAGCATGTTGGCCTATAGACAGGGCGCTATTCAATCGATAAACAGCTCCGGCTTTCAGCAGTCTTTGGTTCAGTCGATGGACTACTGTGACAGTGGCTGAAGAGTAGATCTTCTTGGACAAGAAAGTGTGAGTTTCGAGAGGTCCGACTATGAAGTCTTTGGCGTTTTGTCCAAGACCTCCTACTCCGTATTCATTGCCAAGGATTTGGATGACGTTTTTCTTGAAGTCCTTGATTTTGGACGAGTTCTCAGCATGAACGAGGGTGTCATCTCCGGCACACATGACGAGGCAACGTTCTCCAGGGGCAGCCAACAGACAAGCAAATCGGTTATAAAGTATGGAGCGCCAGGTGTTAAAAAGTGTAGTACGAGTTGGATGCCCGGAAAAGACCGTCCCAGTCATCTTGCCAACCATTCCAGTCTTCGAGACGAATTTCATTACGGTGGCACTGAGGATATCAACGACGTATGGGATGAGGAATTTGGGGATTTCGGTGCGTTCGGCGACTCGAGCGAGGTACGTGCGCATGAAGTGGTGGTCGACCATCTCTATGATTTCGGAGTGTTGGTGCGCGTCGTGAGAGGATCCATCATATGAATACCAGTCTTCGGAAGTGCTGGGAATGTTACGTTTCAAACATTCATTGAGAATTTTCTCGGCG